GATTAATTGTTGGAGCTTCGGAAACAGATGGTCGATATAATATTATGGATCATCCGCAGAACAAGACTCCAAGAGTTGATGACGATGAAAATTTGAGGGATGCACGTCCAGAAGTCGTACTAGCTACAACTGGTGATGCTGGATGGAGTCCTGATGATTCAACATTTACAAAGAGAGGTAACTAAAAAATGGCCATTACACAAGCTGTATGTAACTCTTTTAAAAGAGATGTTTTACAAGAAGGACATCAGATTAAAACTGATACCTTAAAGATAGCTCTATTCACAAGTGCAGCTTCTTTATCTGCGGGTACATCTGCGTACTCAACGTCTAATGAAGTTGTATCAAGTGGTGGGTATGCTCCTGGTGGAGGCACACTAACTGGTGTGACTATTTCACTCGGTGCAACATCTGCTGCTGGTGGAACAGCAATTATTGATTTTGCTGATATATCTTTTACAAGTACAACATTCTCGGCTAGAGGAGCATTAATATATAATTCATCTAATAGTAATAAAGCTATTGCTGTATTAGACTTTGGGTCTGATAAAGTATCGACTAACGGTACATTTACAATTTCATTCCCAGCTGCTGCTGCATCTACTGCTATTATCACACTATCGTAATCCATAGGTAATCAGTTATGTCTGTGATTACCAGTGGATACGGTAGAAATACTTGGAACTCAGGTGCATGGAACCGTAGTGTTGTAGATCGATCGGTTACTGTAACGGGAGTTTCTCTATCTACTGCTCTTCGTTCTGTAGAAGTAACTATTCCAGGCACGGCTTTTGTAACCAACGTAGGCATAACCACAGCTGTTGGTAGTACATCTGTTACCGCCAATGCCAGCCTAACCCTAACAGGAACAAGTTTATCGTTTGGTTTAAACAGTCCAACAGTTCAACTTGTTAAAGAAGTTAATGTTACAGGGGTGGCATTAGTAACAGGATCAGGAAGTCTGACAATTACAGGTAGTCCAAAAGTTTCTTTAACAGGATTATCACCAAGTTTTACATTAAGAGATGCTATAGCTTTCTTTGGAACAAATGTTATACCATCACAAGCATCAGCAACTTTCGCAACAGGCAATGAAAACACAGAAGCTGGAGCTAATCCAGTAATATACAATGGTGGTAAAACATTTAAAGTAACAGTTGTAAATGTAGGTGGTAGTAATAAATACTTTATAGATGGCAGACAACAGTATGGTTTAAATTTAGTCAAGGACCGTGCACTATTTACCTTTGATCAATCTGATAGTTCTAATAGTGGTCACCCATTACGATTTTATTTAGATGAAGGTAGAACTATACCTTTTACAACAAATGTACAAACGATAGGAACTCCGGGTAATGCTGGGGCTTATACACAAATCTTTGTTGCGAATGATGGTCCAACTACATTATACTATCAGTGTAGTATACACGCAGGCATGGGTGGAAAAACAAACTTCCAACCATTAATTAGGACGAGAGTTATTTCTCCAAATATTAATGGTGATGGTAACTTGGTACTAACAGGAGTTAGTGCTAAATTTAGAACAAGAGTTAGAGGTATCTGGACACCTAAAGTTTTTGGAGGAACAAACGAAACGTGGAAGGCTAAACAAATATGAGCATAACATACAATCAATTGGTAAATAGAATTAAGACGACAAGTGAAGACACAAGTACAGAGTTTGTAGGAGACATACCAGCTTTTATTGAAAGAGCCGAAGGAAGGCTTACAAGAGAAATAGATTCATATGGTGTTGTACAGTATGCAACATCAAACATGGTTATTGGTGATCCATTCTTAACTAAACCATTAAACACATTAATAATTAAAAACTTAAATATTTTAAAGTCTGATGGCACACGAATTAATTTATTACAAAAGACTGATGAATATTTAAATGATTATTGGCCACAACGCACAAGTACGGGTGTACCTCGTTATTATGCTAACTTTGGATTTGATAGGTTGTTAGTATCACCTACACCAGTATCGGCTTATGATTGTGAAATGTCTTATATTGTCCAACCAACAGCAGCTACTTCTGTGCATCAAGAGAATTTCTTTACACAATATTGTTCTAATGCATTGTTTTATGCTAGTATGAAGGAAGCCTGTATGTTTATGAAAAATTATACAGCTGCTCAAGTTTGGGAACAAGAATACCAACGAGCATTTACTGACTTACTAAATGAAGCCAGAAGAACAAGACAGGATGATATGAGAAACAATGCCTCACCAGCTGGAGGTGATAACACATTAGTAAAAGGAAGTAATTAATTATGCCAAGTAGTTATACAACAAGACTTAGATTAGAAAAGCAAGCTGATGGAGAAAATGCGAATACCTGGGGTGATCGTCTTAACCAACAAGTAATTGACATGGTGGACGAAGCCGTAGGTGGTGTCGTCGTTGTCAGTACAACAGGAGCAACAACTTCATTAACAGCTAGTAACGGAGCAGCCGACCAATCTCGTAATGCCGTATTAAGAATTGAAGGAACATTAGGATCAAACTCAACTATAGTGATCCCTAGTGTTGAAAAATTATACGTTGTTGACAACCAAACAACAGGTGGCACATATACCGTTAAATTAAAAACAGCCGCAACAACAACAAACATTATAGCCCCTCGTGGTGGTTCAAAGTTTATTTATTGTGATGGAACAAATGTACATAATGCTGTTGACCCAGTAGGTGTAAGTGCACTATCTACAGAAGGTGGTGCTGTTGGTCCTATTACAGTAGGTGGCACGGTATCGGCTACGGCAGTTGCGGCTACTCGTATGACTGCTACAAGTATTTCAAGTTCAATCACAGATACTACCAAGTTATTTGCGACAACAGCTATATCTGTTAGTGCTGTTGATTCACTAGGTAAACAATTAAGAATTACAAAGTCGGCTGTAGCTGACATTGTTTCATTAACTGATGCATCAACAATCTCGGTAAACTTCAACAGTGGTCAAAACTTTGATGTTAGATTAGGTGGTAGTAGAAACTTAGGTGCTCCAACGAATGTTCAATCTGGACAAACAGGAAGTTTCTTTGTTCGTCAGGATGGTACTGGATCAAGAACTTTATCATTTAATAGTGTTTACAAGTTTGTTGGGGGTACGGCTCCTACACTAACAACGACAGCTTCTGCCGTCGACCGTATTGACTACGTTGTGTTATCGAGTTCTAGTGTGCATATGGCGGCATCACTAGATGTTAAATAATACAAGAGGTATAAATGGTATTTCAAAATAATGTTCTTATGGGTGCAAGTGGATCTGGCACAACCACACATACAATAGACCAATCAATTAGGTTTAATAATGATGATAATGCTTATATGTCAAGAACTCAAGACACAGCGGATAGTAAAAGAAGATTAACCTTTTCTTGGTGGATGAAAAGAGGTTCATCTTTAGGTACGGAAATGGCTGTAATTTCAGCGGGTGCAAGTTCACGATTTATGGTTAGATTTAATACAAGTGATAAACTTACATTTAGATTGACAAATGGAACAACTGAAAAAACAATGACAACTGATATGGTATTCAGAGATGTTAGTGCATGGTATCATTGTGTATGGATTGCTGATTGCACTGCTAGTCCAGATTTTTCAAGATTATATGTAAATGGTTCTTTAGTTACAATGACAGGAACGCAACCTAGTGCAGATACTGATTTTGCTGGATATGGAGATGGTTCAGTAATGGGTATATCTACATTAGCACATTCATTAAGTTCACAAGAATTTGATGGATATTTAGCTGAAATGGTACTTATTGACAATGATGCTTTATTGCCAACATCATTTGGTGAATATAATAGTTCTGGTATTTGGATTCCAAAAGATGTAAGTGGTCTGACATTTGGCACTAACGGTTTTCATATTGATGGTAGAGATAGTGCAGATTTAGGAGATGATGAGTCTGGGCAAGGGAATGATTTCAGTACAAATGGACTTGCAGCACATGACCAAGTTCCTGACTCACCTACCAATTCATTTGCAGTTTTAAATCCTTTAGATGAAAGAGGGAGTGGAACACTATCAGATGGAAATTTACAAATGGCTTT